TGTTAGATTGCGACCCACACTTTAAGGCTCGGCAGGTTCTTCAACTACGGGTTCTTCAACTAATGGGGCAACAAACTCGTCAGCGACAGGGTCATAGGTATAACCGATACCACAATATCTTCCTCTAAACGAACCTGAATAACTACATTGTTTCCATTCGCCATCAAGTTTAAGTGACGCTATAAATGCTTGACCAATAGGTTCGCTTGCAGGGAACTCACCGCCACCACAATCATCATTAGAAATAACAATTACATTATTGACAACATTATTTACTATCTGCGCAAAGTGTGCCATTAGAAAGTAATACTCCCTGAACTGTTAAAAATATAAATGTTGTAGCCACCTGATGTTGATTGAGTTGGTGAACCAGTCGTTGCTGCTGCTAATGATAATGTGTCTGGGTATCGCAAAATTACTACGCCACTACCACCTTGCCCAATAACGCCGTTGGTTGCTTGACCGTCATCTTGTCCACCGCCACCGCCACCACGATTTGCTGTGCCGTTTGTTGGGTCTACTCCTGATTGTCCGCCGTTGCCTGCGTTTGTGCCACCCGTGCCTTTTGTTGTTGTGCCACCACCGCCACCACCGCCAGCGTAACTTACTGCGCTACCGCTATAACTGTTTGATGTCGCTGCGCCACCGTTACCGCCAATTTCTGCGCCAAGTGTGTTTGCGTTTACGCCTGCACCGCCGTGTCCACCGCCACCACCACCGCTTTCATTACCGCCTGATGCGCCACCGTTACCGCCGTTGTTGCCCTCAACAGGCGAGTAACCGCTTATGTTGCCTGTACCACCTTTGTATGTGTAACGCTGACCGCTACCACCACCGCTTCCACCTGCCTGACCTTCTTGAAAAGTAACACCACCAGAACCACCACCTAATGCGGTAATTGTTGAGACACTTGATAAACCGCCATTGGTGTTACCTGCGCCACCAGCACCAACAGTAACCGTATAAGAAATACCTTTAATCAAACTTAACGCTGTGCTAGTTCTTAAACCGCCAGCACCACCGCCACCACTACATGATTTGGTTGCACCACCACCGCCACCGCCACCGCCAGCAACAACAAGATAATCAACTTCAATAGAAGGGCTAAGAAGTGTCGGTGTGTTGCTAGCCGAAACATAACCCATCAACCTTGCAGCCATAACTAAACCTCACTCTCAATCTCAGGGCTAACAGGCGCAACAAAATCCTCTGACACCTCATCGTAAGTGAAACCGATACCAGCATAAGTTTTACCCTTAGTATCAAAAAATGTTTCAACCCAACGACCCGTGTAGCGTTGAGGGTTCGCTTCAAGAAACTCTCGTTGTACTACAGCAACATGGGTTACCACATTGTTGTCGTCTAGTTGTGCGAAGTATTGGCGTTCCATAGTTAAACCTTAAACCTGACATACACAACACCTGCAGCACCATTGCCACCTGCTGCCGAGCCTTGATTTCCACCGCCACCACAACCAGCGTTTACGCCGTTATTGCTTGCACCCGATGTTTTGCCCGCTACACCGCCCGTGCCTGCTGCGCCACCCGTGCCTGTTGCGCCACCGCCACCACCTGCTGCTGCAAGTGTTGTGTTGGCAGATTGACCCAAAAATGCCGAAATGTCCACACCATTACCACCACTACCACCAACGGTGCTACTTCCGTTACCGCCCGCACTTGAATAGCCACCGCCACCACCGCAACCAGTATTAGCAACGCTTAAACCGCCATTGTTTCCAAATAGTTCGTTTACACTTTTGCCGCTGTCGTGACTTGTTTGTGCGCCTGCGCCACCACCGCTACCGCCGTTACCGCCATCTTTGCCACCACTTCCACCACCAAAACCGCCACCACTTGCAGAAATTAAAGAACCAATGGTGCTTTCTAATCCAACTGTTCCAGCAACACCACTTGAAACAGCACCACCACTTCCGCCAGCGCCAACATCAATTGTTTGGTTTGCACTTAGATAAATTGTTGTTGTTGCTGCAATACCGATAACTGCGCCAGCACCACCACCAGCACCAGTAACACCTGCAGAAGAACCATTCCCTGCACCGCCACCACCACCAACAAGCAGCACATCAAATAAACCTGCTGAAGTAACCGTCAAAGTTCCATCAGTTGTAAATGTCAGCAGCGTATAGTTCACACCACCAACAGTTATAGAACTAGAAGTGCCACCAGTCGCAACACCATAACCAGTAGTAGCAACAATAGTGCTTGTGCTTCCAGCACTCACATAACCAAGTTCACGCCTATTGGGCATGGTTAAACCGTGATTCTGTTAACGAAACCGTGAATGGTGATTACGTTTGCAGTTGCAGCAAACGCACGAACAACTTTTGCTGTAGCATTACCTTGCAATAACAAACCAGGAATTACAGTCACAAGACCAGCCTCAGGTTGAATAGTTACTTCAATGTTGCCATCGGGTGCAGTTGCCTCGCCCCATTCAATCGTCAATTTTACTGATGACGCAGAAGTGTTAACCGCATACAACCAAATTTCATCAATTGTAGTAGTCGTGGTTGATGCAGTGTGAATTGCTGTACCAGCAGTAGCGGTTGCAGCAACCTTAACAGCCAAACCTGTGCCTGTTGTCCCTGCTGGTTGTAAAGCCAATTTTGTAAATGTTGCCATTTGTTATCTCCTAATAAGTAGTTAAATCGTTCCCTACGAGAATACTGCACCCTCAACAGGGTTATAAGCCGCCACAGGTGCGCTATTAACCCATGCCGAACCATTATACGACAACAACTGTCCACTAGAAGCGGACGTTATTGTAACATCATCTAAACCATCCAAAGTGGTAACTCCAGCAGCGACAAGACTATTGATATAACTAGCCACATTAGCAGCCGTAATCTTCTTACTAACAGGAATACCGTCAACACTGTCAACAACAACAAACAGGTCGCCCGAAGCCAACTCGGTTAAGGCATCTAGTTGTGTTATTTTTTTATCAGCCATTGCCAATCTCCATCAAAATAAAACCACCGTCTTCTAGTAGGAAATCTGTTCCATCTTCCTGTTCCAAATTATAGACAACAAAATCGCCATCTGACCAAAACGTATTAGCAACATCACCCCAAGTAGAACCAGCAGCCCCAGCATCCTTATAGTATTGATACTGTAAACTTCCACGATACTGCAACCCAACCGTAGACCAATGAGTATACAACAAATCCGCTAAAGTATCCCCAGCATCAGGATACATAGCCATCAACGCTACATACATTTGGTCGTTAGTTTGAGCCATAACCAACTGTCTTCGCTGAATCCAAACGCAACTGCTGCTCACTAGCAGCGGAAACCGCAATCAACTCAGCCAACTGCGCATCCGATAACTCCGAAACCTTACCAGAATGTTCAACCTGCAACTGAACAGGCGCAAGCCGCCCAGTAGCCTGAAGATACAACTTAGCACTATTGTTATCACCATCCAAAGCACGTTGAAACAAATTATCCAACAACTGCTGAGTCCGCTCAGGACTCCCCTGAGACTCAGCAACACGCCTCTCCCAAGCAGCCTTAAACGCAGGCTTCTTCTTCCACCTACGCAACGTAGACTCATCAATATCCTCAGCCTGAGCATATTTCTCTTGGGATGACGGGACACGAGCGACACTAGGTGTACATAGCCAGTCTAAAAATTTTTGTTGTCGGGCATCCAATAATTCCGTCATCACAATAGAGTTACCTGTTCCTAATTGTTACAGAAATGTTAAATCTTTGTGACATTTGTGTAACATTTCTGTAACAATCATGTAACATTTTAGATGAAACCCTTTCGCTGTCTAGGCTGTAACCAGATAATGAGAATCATTCCCATTAGGGAACAGCACTCTTTTTAGTAGGGGGGACTGAGGGGGGTCAGTGCCTGACTGTTAGATAGCCACCCCTTAGGGTGGCGGTTTAAGGATAGTACTATTTACAGCAAAGACAGAGGAAGTGTATGCCAAAACTACAGCGAATAGACGGAAAAGTTAAACACTATGCGTACACTCCTGAAGGTAAACTGGCATACGAACGTGACAGGGCTAAAGCAAAAATGAGTCCGTCAACATGGAACGAAGACGAAGCAGGACTACCTTACGTCTACAAAAACCCTAAGATGGCTAAAAGAAAACGTCCTACACCTAAGGTGGACCAATCTAAACGCCGTAAACCGACACCAGTTAAATCTAAAAAACAAGGCATGGGTGGACCTAGTTGGGGTGAGTTCCCTAAACCCACAAAATAATGGGTTACACAAAACCATCACTACGGGCAACAATCGTAGCATCAGTAAAAGCAGGAACCAAAGGTGGACGTTCAGG